CCCGGTTGATCCATAACGCCCCGCATCCATCCCGTCATCAAACGCCTTAACCGGATCGTCTGGTGAATTGTCGCTCCACTTGTAGCTTTTAATTTCACGCTTCAAATTTACTGATTCAGATGTTATGATTAACGGTCGGCTTTTAACTTTTAAAATTTGCTCCTTGACCGATCCCGGATATTTCTCAACGGCTTTGATCCTGTACCCTGCACGCTGAATATCCTCGATCGCTTCCGGCCTTGCACCATCGGCATAAATCATCACGTTGCGGTCAATTCTGCTTTCTTTCATTAGCCTGATCAGGTCAGGTATTGTCAGATGCGACTGGTATATCATCTCATGCCACTGAACCGAATCGCCAACGCTTCCGACCTCAACTAATACGGTCGGGTGATTGTAGCCGAAATCCAGACCATAAGCGCGTTCGTCTGGTACCTGATATGCGCGCTGCGAATAATGCGAATAAACCTGATTGCGTACCGTTGCCGGCATACCCTCACCATAGATGCGCCACAGGTCAGGATCGGCCTGTTTGAGAAATTCAATCTCAGCGATCGTTTCCGCGTTTAGGTATGGGTTGTCTTTGTAAGTGGTAATGATACGCACCGCATCCGGCCTCTGATCCAATTCAGTCAGGAACCAGTGATCTATTTCGGTCGGGTTATAGTCCGCAATGATCCGCCCGGTAGTCCTTAACGCCAACTGCCGATAAACGCTAAAATCGGCCTCCATTATTTCGTTGATGAACAGAATATCCCGCTTCCGACCCTGCACCTTGCCGGGTGAATCCATCCCGAAAAATTCAAACAGGTTGCCATTCAATCGGTAGGTGTGTTCGGTTCTGTTGTGATCCTGTTCTCGGTACAGTCCGGCCTGATTCAGCAGCTCGAAAAAATCCCGCATCGTTGATGCCCGTAACGCATTGAATGTTTCCCGGCAGATACTTATCGTTCCGATGCCGTTGAATTTTACCGCGAGGCTGATTAAATATTGTAATGATGAATACGATTTTCCCGAACGTGTGCCGCCCTGTAACGCTACAAGACGGTGTTTCGGTACGTTATCAATAAGGAATTGCAGGTTCGGGTTCACTTTGCCGCATCCAACCAATCCGGCCGATTCTTGAAGTCGTGCGTGTTGTCAACCTCTTTCTTGTCCTTCCAATCATCGGGAAACCTATTTTTCATGTTGAATATAAACGCAGTTGGATTGCCCTCATTTAACTTGCTTATATTCAATCCGATACGTTCCCACGTTAACCTGCTTTTTTCAAATCCTGCCTTTTTGGCATCGGAAAACTCAGTCTGAACTTTCGCCCATTCAAAAATAGTATCACGATTAACACCTATCACGCCTGCAAAAGATTCAAATGAAAGACCCTCTTCCATGTGATCAATAAGCATCTGACAATATTCAGGTCTGTATGATGTTGGTCTGCCTCCGGGATGTGCCATGCTCACTATACGTTAATGCTTATACATCAGTTTCATAATATCCTTAACGAATTTAGCCTTGTCAGCCTGTTCAATCTGCGCAATGCACACCGCGTAACGCTGCGACTCATCCGGGAACTCATCGGCAGTCTTACTATCGCCCATGCACCGACTTAGGAAGTCATCTTCTGATTCGCCTGAATTTGGAGTAGGTAGTGGCATAACTTGACAAAGTTAAATGAAATAATTGATCACTTCCAAAAATTCAACCTCAGAACGAACGATATAATACCTCATGCCCAGACGCGTTACTAATTGCTCGAATGATTTTTGCTCCGGTGACTGCCTGCCTGTATCGGTTTTCCATTCGATCCATACTATTGAACCCTGAATAAGATAAGCCATATCAGCAACACCGGCAATTACTCCCATCGATCTATTCATTGCCCCTTTAATTGCGTTTTGGCTGTTATTGTTGATGGCAAACACCCGACCGCGCAATTCTGGCCGTTTATTCCACAGGTTTAAAAATGCTGAACTTTGCAGTTGAATTTCGGTCATATTTCAGAAATAGTTGCAGGGTTATGAAATAGGCTGCAACTGCTGAATCCTTTGTCTATGTAGGGCTTCAGGCGATTAGTTGCACCGTTGCAGCTAAAAAATAACATTTTCGATAGTACCAAGATAATATATTTAAAAACACAAAATACATGCGTATGTGTATGTATGTATGTATGTGTATGTATGCTATATGGTTTAATACGATATTTTAATATAAGGTTGCAACAGTATAGTAAATAGCTTGGTAGAGTAGGGGTTGATGGGTTGCATCCTGATTTTTTACTGGCTGCAACTACCATGCAACCTGCAACGCTATGCAAAAGGGTTAGGGTTGCCATTGGTCAGCTTGTTTACTTTATAACCTGTTACTACCGTGCCGCCCATCTTCATGCGCTTTTTCTCGAATCCGAGTTTGCTCAGTATTATTCCGAGCCGGGTATTGGATAGGGTGTTGTACTTAGTATCTGCGATCAAGTATTGAATGATCTGGGTAATATTGAGCCATTCGGGCAGGAATCCTTCAGGAGCCAATTTGTACGCGATCAATTCTTCCTCAGGTGATGACTGTTTGAAATCTTCCGTATTTGCGTTCAGTTGGTTTATTTCCTCAGCCAGTACGGTGTAATCATACCCGGCCTGATATAATGCGTGTAATTCAACCCAAAGTGCCTCCTTGTTGCATTGGTTATATTTGTCCTTGTCGATATCCAGTACATGCAGCGGGATTATGCGTCTGTTGCCCGTAGGATCATTTAATATCTGCGTTTCGTTACTTGTACCACAGAAAACAGATAAACGCTTTAAATCGACGGAAACGCGGCCATAAGGTTCACGAACATTAATCCATTGCTTTGATGTTATTTCTTTCAGCTTTTTCTCTTCCCTTTTTGATTTGCCCCCGTATTCGTCATCAAGTATGATCCATTTCTTTGTCATCAGGATTTCGTCATCCTTTCCCGAATCCATTTTGGATTCAGCGAAAAGGGATTGGAGGGATTGCGGTAGAAGATACCTGAACCAGTGCGTTTTTCCCGTTCCCTGAACTTCACCGCAAAGCACCAGAACAAGCGGACTGTGTTTGCCGTATGCCGAAGCAACCGCAGAGACCAGCCATTTAGTAATCCACTTGTCATGATTGGGTGTATCTGTTATGATTGATTCAAGCAGAAGCATCAGATTAGGGCAGTGATCCTGTGGCTCATTTCTGCCAGTGAAAAATTGATGGATGGGGTTGTATGCTTCAATCCGGTTGCTGAATAGTACCGAGCATATCAGTTCCTTTGTGCATTGCTCGAATGCAATTTTGGCATCTAAAAAAATTGAATTGATATCCGAATCATCAATCGGCTTGCTTTTCCATTCGATGTTGCGGGTGATCAGGTTTTTTCTCAGCTTGTATGGCTTTAAGAATTGCACTATGTCATCAATGATATTATCTGACTTGTACTTGATATCATTGCCAATAACCTGATCAATAATTGGTGCGGATTCATCCGGTGATATGTTTGAAAATTCATGCAGTGATTTTTCAATATCTTTTTTACCAACCCCTGACTTACGCTGCGATGCTGCGGATCGGATTATCTGTTTTGTTTTTTCAGAGTAAATCTCGATGCCGGCTTGTTTGGCATGGTAGTAAATTGATGCGATGGTTGCCTTATTGTCATTGCGTGCTGCTGCCGCTTTGATGCAATTATCATAAAGCCTGTCTGTATCTGCTGCGTTATACTTTGAACTAAGCGCGGAAAGACTATGAAAGTAATGCCTGCCAAGTTCACCGAATTGGCGAACCAATGCAAACCCGGCAGTTAACCATTCGGAGTATTGTTCACAGATGTTAACCCCACGCTGCACCATCTCGTTAACGATGCGGTCAAAATCATTCTGAACAAATACGATTTTAGGCGGTTGTTTTTTGGTTTCCTTTTTCAGATACTTTTTAAATACCTGTGCCTTTTCGTTAATGTAGATATTGGGATCATAGCTTATGAACCTTGCCCTGCTCACGTTCTTTCCTGATTGGTCAACTATCTGCTGATATTGTTCATAGATGTAAGATTCAATAGCGAGGAAAGCATCGGCATGTCTGGTAGGATCAATCCGCATAAGTAAGCATAGACCGTTACCGGATATTGAAACAAACGCGGCATAAACGTATGGATCATTTGCAAACAGATCTTTAGCCGTTTCAGCGTTGGGTATATCGTCAATGTCAATGGCGATAAATCCTGAGTGCTTGCGGATTGCTGCATCTTTGCGCTCATGGAATGAACCGGATATTGTTACCAGTGGGCATTTTTGTTTTTCTGCTGACCGAAGTTTTTTATCTTGAATTGTGCGAATGTATAGAACGCGGTCTTGCCATGTTCCATTTTTAACATCGCGTAAAAAGTCATGCAGTTCAACTTCTTGCGCTTGACTGTCTTTTACATTTGAGTACTGAGAGATGAAGATTTTTTCCATGTTGGGAATAGTTTAGAAAGTTCATTTTGAATTGTAGTTGTGATTTGATCTGTATGCCATTGTGTATATCTTTTTTTTGCAGCCTTGCACCAATCGCGACCAAGTTCGATGTTTCTGTTTAAAAGAAATTCAAAGTTTTCATCTGTCATTTTCGGTATAGTATTTTTAGCTTGTTTTGCAAGTTCGCGGGAAATTAAATAAAATGAGTGATACTCTTTGTATCGTGTATTTTTTTCAATCAAATCCATTACATCCAACTCTTTTGACAATACCATAAACTCCTGAATATGTGTGTTCTCAGATATGGGTTCTTTAGGAAATTCATAACCACATTCAGGGCATTCCATACATCGCGCATGAACTAAAGCCTTGCATTCCGGGCAGTCTTTTACAGGCGCAGTTCCATTGCCTTTTTTTGGAGGGTTATAGAAAATATCAGTCCAATCGCGTGGGCTTGACCAAAACCCATGAGTAACGGTATTTCCTCCCAAGTCAATAATAGTAAATGCTAATTTGACCGGATGAGTCCTGCCGCCTCTGCCGCACATCTGCAACCACAACGGCATGGATGCAGTGGCCTTATTGACTATTACCGTTTCAATATCCGGCTGATCAAATCCTGTTGTAGCTATTCCGACATTGCAAAGTATAGCATCCGGTGTATGCGCAAACCATTCTAAAATCTTATCTCTATCGTTGCTTTCCGCGTCTAAATGTTTGCAATTACACCCGGCTTTAATGAATGCTTCAGTGACAAGTTTTGAATGCTCCACGTTGCAGTTAAACACAATGGTCTTTCGGTTTTCCGAATGCTGCCGATATGCGTTAACAGTTGATTGAATGTATTTAGGATTGCTAAATTGAATCGCCATTTGCTGCTCATCAAATTCGCCCATCTTCATTTTTAGTTCGGCTCTATTAACTGTTTCTGCCGCGCCATAACATATCTCCCGGCAAAGGTGTTTTGATTCGATAAGTTGAGGTATATCAATTCCGCAAACGATTGAATCAAAATAGTTTTTAAGCGGCTTATCTTTTTTCGATGCTAAAGGTGTTGCGGTAAATCCTATGATGTATTGATCGGTAAAGTAATCAATCACCTTTGTAAAATTTCCCAAATGGCACTCATCAATTATTACCAGTCCAATATTTTGAAACTTATCCAAACGCTTATAAGCGGTTTCAACCATTGCCACATAAACAGGCGCGGTTGGAATTACTTTCATTCCGGCAATTACTGCCTGAGCGTAAATTTCATTTGCTTTCCATATTGAATGAACCGCCTGCTTTAGCAATTCTTTTCGATGGACTAATATTAAAACTGACTTGCCCGATTTTTTTATGTACCTGTCACAAATTGCAGAAAAGCATATTGTCTTGCCTCCACCTGTTGCCAGTTGTGCGACAACCTTTCTATGCTTCACCAATGATTCAGCAATATTGCGAACGAACCGCTCTTGGTATTCTCTTAGTTGCATATTAAAAAAGCCCTAAAAAAGCTGCGGTGAGAACGGCTCAGGTTTCCCTTTGCCTCGCAGCCCTTTTAGGGCAGAAAAATTTTACAATTGCTCAGGTTCTCACTTCTGAACATTACAAAGATACAAATTAATTCATTCAAATTTTCCTTTATGATGCGCGAACATCGCAACATCGCCCGTTATTTCCTGATAGAAGCTAACCTCAACGGGCTTTTCAAACCACCCATAATACCGTTCCAGTGCGTGTTTGAGTAATGACTGCGTGACATTGTTTGCGATTGCAGCAATCCTTACCCGGTAATCGTAACCGTATCGGCCATTTTTCATGCAAACGAATTGCTCAATGGCCTTACCGAGATTGGCATACATTTCTTTGTTGTACTTGCGGATCATGTCAAGGTTGTGAACATTCCGCTCAGGTCTTCTTTGTTTCATGTTAGTAAACAGGTTCGTTAATGGTTTGTAATTGTGCGCGAAGTTTAGCGATTTGATTCCCGCACTTGATCATAGCAG